TGGATAATCAATAGTAACTACATAAGGTAGCGCTATTCCTTGTTCGTCTTCAAAGTTAACTAAGTCTAGGTCTACCTGCATTTCTAACAGTGTATGGCGATCATCATTACTATAATTCTCGCTTGAACCCGTCATTTCATTGTATTTTTTAGTAATATCATTGATATCTGGAGAAGATTCAGGCAATTCTATATCTCTATAGAAACCATTAACCTGCATCTTACGAATATCATTACTATTCTTTTTCATTATTTGAGTAGCTCTTGCGCAGGTTTGCAAATCGCTTGCACCATAACTTACAACAACATCCTCTGCTGGTACAAAAATACCGCAGGGTCTACCCAAATTAGAATCATAATAAACTTTACGAAAAGCTGAACCAGCTAAAGGTAAAGAAAAAAGCATCTTTTCTGTTTCTGTACGATACTCAACCATTTCAGTGGTAAGTAAGTAGTTCATGTAATCTTGTACACGACCAGCTTGCTTTTCTTTTTCAGGGGTTGGCTTACCAACAACCTTTGTCTGAACTGGTCCAGATGCTGGAAATATCTCGCCAATGGCTTGAGATTGAAAACGAATTACCGCCTCACTCAACATTGGATGAAAGACTCCACAAGCGCCAGCCCAAGGAGCAGTACGATCTTCAATCTTTAATCCCATCTGATCTAAACCTTTAATATAGGTTTCTTCCCAATCAGATCGAGATTCTCTATCTGCCTCATATTGAGAAACTAACTCACTGCCTAACGCTTGTAAGTCACTTTCTTCTATAAAATTAACGAGGTTGGCATTAAAATCATTTTCGTCATCAGACTTTGAATTAGGATCAAAATCTATAATCATACCTCCGCCTTCAGTCTCAATAGAGATAGACTCTGGATTTTCAATAGCTAATGCTAAATCATCATCATCCTCAGTTTCTATCTCAATTTCATCCTCTAGCTCGATCAAACCCTCTACAGGTGTTGCTGGACTTCGTTCTATAGCCAATTGTTTCTCCTAATAATAATCTGCGACTTTTCCATGTTCTAATGGTTCATCTTCTTCATCTGAATACAGTGGTACAAAGCCACCTTGTCTAAATCTTAACAGAGCTTGCGTGGTGCTATCAACTAAATCATCGTGTTCCATATTAGGAAATCCTGCAAACTCTTCTATTACATCTTCTGCCCATCTAGTCTGTGGACACCATACAATACCGGATGCAAATAAATCAGATACCGCATTAACTCTGGATATCTTGTCATTACCTCTACTTGGAGTATATTCTGAAACCGGAATACCCAGCGCCCTTAATTCAAAAATCAAAGGTTGCCCTGCTGCTTTAGCTTCCACAATAAATGCGTCAGGACTATAGGCTTTATATTTTTCTAAAGCTCTACGCTTTAAATCTGGAAACTCTAGCCTTTCTTTATAAGCATCGAGCAGGATTAAGTTTGGAGCAATTTTTCCATCGTCAGCATTCTCACGATAAAAAACTCCCCATGTCGTACAAGCTGAATAGTCAGCACGCTGGGTTTTTAAAAACGCTGTATCCCAACTTTGGATAACAAACTCACACTCAGGAGGCTCTAAACCTTCCCAAGTCTGCCACCACTCACGCTTAACTAGCGCTCCCTCTTCCGAGGTGGGGTCTTGTTGGTACTGAGCCGACCACTTTGATATAGGTAGTTCTGCTCTCAGTGCTTCTAATTCTTCTAAACTCCAATACTCTTCCCATAAGGGTCTACCCGATGGCAGTATTGCAGGGAGTTCCATAACTTCCCATTGGTCTGATCCAACCCTTTTTAAGCTAGAGTTAATAACTTGACCTGTTAAATCTGTCTGATGCCATCTTGTCATAACAATAACAATCGCACCATTAGGCTGTAAACGCTGTCTCGGACCAGATGTATACCATTCAAAAGTCTTTTTAAAGACAGCAGGGTCAGCACTAGCACCCTCTTGCTCCGAATGCGGATCATCAATAATTAATAGATCAGCACCCTTACCCGTTACCGCACCACCAACACCGATAGCAAAATACTCACCGCCCTTGTTAGTGTTCCACCTACCAGCAGCTTTACTGTCTGCTTGTAGTGATACATCGGGAAATGCAACATTAAAATCCTTGCTATTAACTAAATTACGAACTTTACGACCAAAACCTACAGCAAGTTCGGATGTATGCGCTGTTTGAATTACCTTTTTATCTGGAAAGTTTCCCAAGAACCATGCAGGTAGGTAATGTGATGCAAACTCCGATTTAGTGTGTCGAGGCGGCATGTTAATAATAATTCTTTTAAGTTCGCCCTTAGCAACCCTATCAAACATATCAGCCATTCTTTGGTGATGTTCGCCTTCAATAAAGGCACTCCACATTGTTCTAACGAAAGGCATGAACTTATCCTGACAGGACTGTCTTACAACTGCTTCCTCTCTTTCATTAAGAAGAGTTAGCAGTTCTTTTTTGTCGTTAGTGGATAAAGTATGTAGTTTGTTTGCAAGATAGCTATTGACTGAACTATTCATAATATATACTTAGTAAGTTTATAAATATACCAAGGTAGAAACTTAAAATTAAAAACTTAGTAAGTACATATTCACTGAGTCTATACTTACTAAGTATCTGCTTAGTTAGCTATCGCTTGATTATACCATGTATACCTACCTTCACATTGCGTGTCAACTAAAATATATATGCCCTGCGCATGAGACTCTACCCTTTTTCCTGAAAACACAAGGTCAACTGTCCATAATCCACATGCTTGCAAAATGCAATAGGGGGTAGGGTATGAAAGTTACTCTATGAATGAGCAGACCACTATGTATTGATAATACGCAGGTAGTCGTTCCTGAATATGGGTGGGTGGGTATCCTATATTCTTTCTACTTTTGTTTCTGGAATGGGGTGGGGTTTGTAATAATGTAGTAGTATAGTGGTACAGTCAGTTGTTCGGATACTCCTCTATATAGTGGAGCGGATCAGAGATATACCTCTGGACTACTCAGTGCTTATTAGAGCCATTATCTTAGCCTCGATATCCTGATCTATATCCTCTACTGATCTATCGCTCTTAACCTCAATCTGGTCAGTGAATAATCCAATGGTCTTACCAATCAATTCCAGTGACCTAATCCTAGATGAATCAGAGGATGCCTCAAGACTCTCTTTATATAGCTGTGTCATGACATGCTCCCTTAGCCTGACTGCTGAGGACAGCGTAGACCTATCCCTCTTCTCAATAGCAGTCTGAATGCTTAGTGCTATCTTAGGGTTAGCCATCAACTTACTAGCCTCAACCTCAGTCCACTTGGGAATACCTCCTGTCTTTGTCAGGGTGACATCGTAAGCAGTGACATAGCACTCTTTATAGCTACCTATCTTTCCTTTCACTACTGCGTCTACAAATGCCCTCTGTTTGGGTGTCAGGATTGTGTCTGGCTTGCTCACTAATTTGAGTGTGGGTTTAGTCTTGTCTCGGCTCTTTTTATCGGTCATGAAATACTCCCTGTTTGTACTAATAATATTAACTGGTTTTAATCTTTTAAGTAATGCTAGAGGAATGACTGCATAAATGATTATGAATAAGATGTTGCATATAGTGACTAAGAGTGTAGTATTCCAATTGTGGTTGGTTTCATCACGATAGCAATCGGCAGATATCGACCACAACAGTGACCTGATAGCTGTCCATCATCAGATGCGAAAACACCAGAGTAGGTAGTGCTGAGACGCTACTGGAGAATGACTGAGATGATCATTGACCAAATTACAAGGTTGACATTTCGGAGGGTTCATAAGAAAGAATGTAGAGATTATTGCATCCTGTTTTTAAGGCTCAATGAATCTTGCATCGGTAACAGCTTATTGAGGAATTAGGTGGATTACTTAGAGGGTGAGGACAGACTGGCTCTCAGTGATAGGAAACACAGATTCATAAGTGAAGGAAACTTCAGTACGCAGATTGAGTAACCATTAACCACACTCTGATTAATACCGAGAATAGAACACCATGTTAGCAACTGTAGGCTAGAGACAAACAAACAAGATAATTTAGACGCACATTCAGACACACCTCCATGTGTCATAG